CTGTTGGACCACTCATACCCTTAGGTGCTTGAATACTACGTCCTTTGTCAAGCGGTACTGCGTAGTTATAGTTTGCTTTGATTTTGCTACCTTGTAGACGTGTTCTACGGTGAGCATTACCTGTGCGTATAGGTGTTATGCTTTTCCAATAATTGTAAGCATCCTTAGGCAATCTTTCAAATTTTGATATGATTTTGCCTATGCTCGGACCCATCCTGTTACTAACTATCTTTACTGCCACCCTTACGCTCCTTTACATTGTTCAACATAGACTGTAAATCTTGTGTTGAATAACCATGGTCTGTTTTGTCTAACCTACCACTATTACTTTTTTTATTTACATATGCTTCGTATGCATTTCCAAGATTTGCACACCGCATATCTAAACTGTCCCCAAACTTCATAACATATGAAGGCATAACCCCATACCTTCTTGCTACTGCATCAAGTATCAATAAATTTGATACTTGAGGTGTTAAGTCTGCGAAGTTTGGGTCGCGAAGTTTCCCAACGCTACCACAGTCTTCTCTACAGCCTTAATCATTACATCATTTGGAAGAATGTTTTTGTCATTGATGATTGCTTTACCTTTTTCATCTAAGATAAGGTTTTTCATTACATCAACAACTTCTTCCATCTGTTGTTTTCCTTCCAAGTTTGCCAACTTCATAAAGGTTGACATATCAACTCTGTCATATACCCAAAACTCAATGTTCTCGCCATACTTCTCTACAAGTTGCGAGTCATCAATCGTCACTTTTGTTAGTTTGGGTTCTTTTGCTAATTCTGATAAGTTCATCTGTTAATCTCCTTTTCTTTCAATCAGTGTGTTTGCTACAACAAGCAAGAAACGTATTCTTGATGTTGCTTTTTCTAAGTCTTTGTAAGCACATTTTATTTCGTTTTGTGCCTTTGCAGTTTCTGCAATCAGACTTTGAAGTAGTTCTTGGTCTGTCTTTTGATCTAATACATCCATTAATCTATCCTTCTATTGTATTTACCTTATTAAAGAAAATGGGGCATATAAAACGCCCCATAATCCCCTATATATCCGCGGATATACAGTGCCCTCGCTCGCTCTCCCAATTGGGATTACGCTACTGTGTAGTCACCATCTACTGTAATAGTAATTGGTGATACCCAAACTGGTGCATCAGCAGATACTGTAGGTGCTAAACCTGTAATGTATCCACTTCCAGAAATTGTTTTACCTGTTGCGCCACCATCAGTGTCACCCAAGTAAAGGTCAAAGTCAATTTTAGTTTTATCTTTTGATAAACCAAATATGCCCGCTGTTTGTGCATCTTCGCCTGAAACAGTAGTTCCAAAAAACGTATTTTGCTCTAATACCAAGTTCATTGATAAACTGTTAGTAGCAGTAGTAGCAATCTGTTGTTTAGATCCACTATCAAGTTGTGTCCAAGTAAAAACATCGTTGGCGTTGTTGACTGTTACGTCTTGCAGTGCTGGGACTACTAATCCCACTGTGTCTGTTCCACTGTTTGTTGTAATAGTCAAAGTCGCCTCTACGCCTGTAACACCTGGTGCTGGATAAATGTAAGCCATTTTGTTTTCTCCTTTAGGTTACTTTGTTGAAACGTATTTCCATTGAATTAATAATTAGGTCTGACTGATACTCAGTTGTAACATCCATCTCTCTACGGTGAACACCGCTGACAGTTGTAATGTTTTTTGCTTTTTTCAAATCAGCAACTAATGTGTTATAATTCGCTGGTAGTTGCTTTGCATCTGCAGAAAAGTAGATACTAACTGATGTAACTTCGTTATCAATCACTGGACCGTCTAACGCTGTTACCAGTGGTTCCACAGCAGTTTGCTCATTGTCAACATATATTTTTTTGACATTTTGCACATACAATGGTGACCCACTTGCATCATAGGGTAGTTCACTTGAAACAGTAAATGTTCCTAATGCTAACCCGTTAATGTAATCAAGTATCTCCTGTCGCATCTAACGCACCCTTTTCAAATTATACTGCCCTGGGTCTTTTTCTGATGACACAATACTGTTGTCACCATCAAAATCATACCAGTCACCCGCGGTAACCAATTCACCAAACATCTGTTCTGCCTTGTTAGCATAATATGATATCTTCTGCCTTTCAGCATTGTCCTCATTGCCAAAATCAGCAACGATAGGTAAGATATATTCTGACAAACCAGTATAGATACAGAGGTCTCTAAAGTCGTTCAAACGTGCTTTGATTTTGTCTGGATCTACAGCAGGAATATCTGCTACAGTTGAGAAAGTGAATCCATTACTTTGTTTAACATAGTATGAACGCCACCAAGCAGTAGAACGCATCTTTGTAAGGATGCGTTCCGTTGCTCTGATAAGTCCATCTTCTACGACATCGTCAGTTAGGCCCTCATTCTGCTCAAACAAACGTTGATCCTTTGCTTGAACGTCTGCAAAATCAGCGAAACTAATTGTTACGCTATTGTCTATAATGAAAGCCATCGTCTACGATTCCTTACGCTGAGTCTTTGATCATTACGCCACGTCCTGCGTCAATCAATGCTGGTTTTGCGTGTAGACTTGCTACAATGTCAGAACCAACTGCTTCTGCTCTACGTGCGATCTCAATGTCAACGTTTTTCTGCATAGCGATTCTCATAGAGTCTGCTCCAAAGATCGCCATTTTAGCACCAGTTACACCAGTATTTGTGTCGTCTAAGTAAGAAGAAACAAATGTTTGAACACCAGCGATAGTTCCTACAAAACCATTTCTTAATGCTTCTGTTTGGAAATCACCACCAGCGTATGCTTGTGAACCAATGTTGCTCATTAAAGCACCGTAAGCGCCTGCGCCTACAACACCATATAATTGACCAGTCTCACCGTTGCCACGAATTGTTCCAACAGCACTGAAGATTTCATCTAAATCTAAATCGCCTGATGTAATTTCTTGACCAGTAAGTGTGCCAATTACGCCCATAGTTGCTTGATCAAATGCTTTTGATACTGCGTTACCTAAAACACGTCCAATTTCATTTGGATCAATTGCACCTAAGTCACGTAACACTGAACGTGCCGCGTATAAGTCACAAGTGATTGTGTTTTTTGTGTCTGCTGGTAGAACAGCGTCAATGTCCACACCTGTTGATGCTTCTGAATTAATTGTTGTTGCAGAAACGTTTGCAAGTTCTGGAACCTGTAGAACACCGTTTGGTGCATTAACTACAGGGATAAGAGAACCACCTAAAAACAGTGAACTCTCATGAGCCGCGTATACTGTAGCGGCTTTTACAGGTACTACTAATGCATCTGTGTTAATTACGGATGCGTATGCTGAGTTTGCCATGATATTATCTCCTTTTGGCTAATGTTAAATTACAAGAGACCTTTTTGACGTGCCTCTTTATAAAGTTTTCTATGTTCAGGATTCGTCATATCCAAATTAGCAAGATCTACTTCTGTGCTTGGAGCACTTCTTGTATTGCTCTGTGAAGCACTTGTTGCTAATCCTGCTTTTCTAAAGTGTGGATTTTCATCCAACCATGTTTTAACATAGTCGTCTACACTTAGTAAGGTACCATTGTCATTATAACGAACATTTCCACTGTCGTCTAACACTTCAACGTCATTGCCATCTTCAGATAGTCTAACGTTTGATGCTAACAACTGTTTAACTTGAGCAGGATTGACACTGTCATATCTTGCCGCCGCATCTATCAAAGGTGTATTCACCTTGTATTCTTTAATGACTGCTTCCCTCTTTTGGATTTCAGCATCCTTTTTTGAAGCAAGTTCTTGTAGAGTCTTTTCAAACTCTCCCCTTTTGATTTGCTGTTCTTGCTGACGCTTTTCTGCATCTGCTTTTAGTTTACGCAATTCTTCTGGGTCACCCAAATCAGCATATTTGCCTTCAAGTTTACGTGTGATTGAACCTTTCATACGGGCCATCATATCGTCTACTTCTTTCTGAGTGAAAGTTTTTACTTCTGCCTGATTTTCTACAGTTTCTTCTGTTCCAGTATCAGTTACTGTTTCATTAACCAATGTATTGTCTGACATCGTGCATCGCCTCCTTAAATGAGTTTGTATTCATATTTATTCTTTTGCAAATCAAACCGTCTTTAGTTGGTTTTTCCTTGCGTTTTCTAACCCTATTCTGTCCTGTTGTATTAAAACAGGAACGGGCGTAGAGTTAATCCCAAATGAAGGGTGACTGTGTAACCACTCTTCAAATTCTCTGTTACGGTTCATGCGTTGCTCTATCTTCTTGAGCAGTCTTGGGGTAGAGTTATAAACTACGTGAACTCTTGCCTCTAAACCGTTTAAATCTTCTGTGTCGCCGCGCCACAAAACAATTTCTATCTTGTTCCTTTTGTAGGCGCTCCAACTCCATGGACATACGTGACGTATGCTGTGAAAATATTCTTTCCACAGATCCTTATCGTTTACCGCCGCGTTTGCCGCCTCGCTTCCCACCTTTTTTCTTTTTCTTTTTATGCATCGCCATTGTTTTGCTCCTCATGTGTATACCCTTGTGCCGCCAGTTCAAGATGTTGTTGCTCTGTTTGTGCAACTACTCTTTCGCCCTCTGGTGAAAACATTACGTGGGGAACAAAGGTGTTTAGTTTATCCAATACCATTGTTTCATCTGCTTCTTCAAGATCCATCCACTCTACCAACTGTTTGTCAATCTGTTTGATTACAGCAGGATCAGTAGCAGTTTCACGTGCTGTGCGTAACTGTTGAATCTCTCTGTCTTTGTCTCTGATATTGAATGAGTTTGGATATTCAATATATCCTGTCCATTCACTGCTTATATAGTCAGCGAAAATTTTAAAGATGTTTTCTTCTGCCTGTGCAAGACTTGATGCCTTTTGACTTATACGTGCATTAAGTAGACTCATTTCAGTTTCTAATGCAACGCCACTCATTGTTCTTGCTTCTGTTGCTCTAACAGCACCAGTGTTTGCCATTTTGTCAATAGCACCAATTGAGTGGTCAATTACTTTGAGAATAGTTTCTACACTTGCACCTGAAAATTCAAGTGTGTATGGTTTTAGTCCTGGATCTAATCCTTCTTCAATTTGAATAACTGATCCTGGTCCAACACCCAATGAAGTGTTTGGTGTAGCAACTATAGAAGGATGTGTGTCCATCTTAATTGCTTCTGCCGCTTCGCTGGTGCAGTTGTAGATGTGTTTTTGCATCAATGCTATGTCTTGGATATCACTGATACCTATGCCTCTCACACTGCTTTTCATATTGTACACACATACAGCAGGAATATAACCTAATTGGTTTTCTTCTTCTACTGCATTAAGAATGTTTTTCTTTTCAACATCAACTGTGGTTGTTTTAATTACACTTGGTGTCCATTCTTTGATTACTCTAACATCACCATTGAAATCTTCAATGTATTTTAAGAAGTCTAATTTGTATTTGCCAATTGGTGTTCTATAATAGTTCCAATCAGTAACTGCCAATGGTGTAATTAGGTTAAGGTAGGGTCTTACTCCTGCCTGTAGTTCTTCTGCTTGTGTTGTGAATCCTAAATTAGGTTTAGAAAGAATCAACCAACAGTGTCCAAACACTGAACTCCATGTTGAAGTTTCTCTCATGATTTCGTCTATGTTGTGTCCATCATGATCTGCGTCTTTTAAAAATTCCTGTAAAACCTGACTGTTCTCCATACCTGAAAAATCTCTGTATGGTTTCTCTCTAAATAGAAAACTGTTATACACACTAACAACACTCTTACAGTGATTTTCCAGAGGTGTTGTTGCTAATCTTGCGGCGTATTCGTTTTGTGTTTCTAATTGATATTTGTGTAAGTGTCCTGCTTGTGTATAGTCCTCTCCACCAATGTATGCTTGAAACAGTTCGTCCCATCTTTCACGGTAGGTTGAATACACTTCGTTGGCTGATAGCAGGGTTGCGATTTGATTTTCAATTAATTGTGATGCATCCATCTTATCTTATTCCCCATCTTTGTGGTTGTGCAGGTTCAACCTCACGTTTTAGTGGAAAAATATAAGCAACGCAATAACTGAGTGCGTCAAACTGGTGTGAATAGTCCTGCTTACCACCCTTGTCAGGAACTTGCGTTCCTTCACGGTAATTATATTTTTCTAAACTCTCTACAGTGTATTTACACGATTTACTTATAAACAAGCGTCTAACGCCATCTGCAGAACAGAAACGGGCGTTGGTTGCATTGATTCTATCACGCACTGCGTCGTGTTTTCGCGGTGCTTTTACTACAAATCCTGCGTTGTGTAGTATGGTGTGATCCGTGGCATAATTTGACACCGTTTTACGACTGTTGCCACTTGGATCTGGAAATGCAAATATCTTTGAGTTTGGATATCTGCGATTAACTTCGTCTGCTAATTCTTGAGTGTTAGAGTTATACATTTGTATTTCATCTATACAGTACAGTGTGTCTTTGTCTTGGACAAATATACATCCTGCAATTGGCGCTACGTTGAAGTCACAACCTAACAATATGGTTCTTGTGTCTAAACCTTGAGGCAGTTCTTTGATGTTGTGTTCTCTATCAAATGCATATGCAATACGTGAGTTGCTTACTTCCCAACTTGCTTCAAACTCTTGTTTGAATTGCTGTAGACTCATTTCAGAACGTGCTTGTTCTATTTCTTCAAGTTCTACAAATCCTGCGTCTGCTGTTGTGATACTGTAACTGCGCCATTCACTGTTTTTCTCTGGCATATTGTATAGATCAAACAACCAATTGTTCTTGCCTGTTGGTGTGGATATAAAGAGGCATCCGCCTCTCTGATCTGCTAATGCTGGACGCAACACTTCATACCATGCATCAGGATCTACTAATGCCGCTTCATCTATAACACAATATGAAAGACTGATACCTCTTAAACTTGCATAATTTTCTGCACCTTTGAGACTGATTGTGGTTCCATTCTTAAGGATAATAGTAAGTTCACTTTCATTAATCTTTTGAACCCAACGTAGGTCCAACATCTTTTCTTTGAGTAATTTCCAAGCAATTAATTTTGCCTGTCTGTAACTTGCTGTAATATAGAATATGTTTTGATTGGGCACACGAGCATGATAGGCAATCATGCGAATAGCAAGATAGGTCTTACCAGAGCGCCTTCCTGCTACTACAGTAATATATCTTTCTGAAAAATTGCTTACTTCTGACTGCCATTTTGCTAACTGCATGACAGTATTTAGCAGATCTATTTATCAGCGTCTAAATCATTGGAGAACACAAGAGTATTCTTGCGTAGGTCTTCTAAGTCTGCTTTTATTATTGCCAACTTGTGATTGAATGTTTTGTAGTTGGTTGCAATGCTTTGATGTTGATTGCTTAATTCCATCAACAGGTCCTGCAATTTGTTATTGTTGGTAATCAATTGATTAATTAGATTGCGTTGGTTGACACTTTCTAATCTCAACTGTTGTAGTTCTGCGTAAGGATCAAATCCATTGTTAAACATACCGTCTCCTTCCCACCAATCTCTGCTCTTCATGTTTATATTTAAGATTTGTTTTCATAAAGTAAAGTGGGCAGTTTGTCTGCATACCCAGGCAGTCATAAGTGTGCCTGAAAAAGGAGTTAACTGTCTGATAAGTTAACGACACTCTTACGAAAACTCAAATTGGCGTTCAAACATTGTAGGTGTTTCCCACTCTGGATCTAAACCGTCCCAATCTGAAGGAAAACTATTGACGTCTGAATCTTTGTTCTCAATAGGAACATTCATATGTGCATTATACATTTCTGCAATGATACGCATCAACCAAAAGAAATCTGTTTTAATGGTATTACCACTGTATGGATTAATTTTAAATTTCTTGCCGTATTCTCTGGCCAATCTTTTTTCATCTCTAATTGTAGGGTTGCAGACATTTTCGTGAAATTGATGATTGTTAAGCAGATAGTCGCTCACACGTCTTACTGCTTCTACAAAATGCCTGTTTTTGATATTGTTTTGTTTTTTGAACACTATTGCTGTTTTGATAATGTTCTCTACCTTTTCGTTCGTTAGATTGTGCCAACGATTGATAAAGGTACTTCTTGGTATCTGACCATTTTCGTTGTTATACTTGTTTTGTTCAGCGATAACATCAAAAAAATCATTCCAATCTATATTCATGTTGTTAACTCCTATTGTTATTTGCCATTGTTTATATTATACTATTCTTTGTCTTCTGTGTCAACCTCTTTTTTTGGTTGTTTCAATTCAAAGGCACTGCCTTCTACGACTTTGTCGTTACTTTGTTTGATTGCTTCTACAATCTCTTTGGCACGTTTTTCATCACCAATACGTTTAAATCCATCTCTTGGATTGCCTTCATATAGGTGTTCACCGTCAGTCCATTTGTTATGTGATATTTTCTTCATCGTCAGTCTCCTTTGTTTCTACCCATGGTAGAGGTTGATTGTCTTCTGCATTAAGTGGTTGATCTGCCATGCCCAATAGGTTTTTAGCAAGAAAAATTTGAACACTTGCGTTCATATTCTTACACGCATTGTTTAGCATAGCACGTCTTAGTGTAATTTTTAGTTCTTCACGCCCTTTTGTAAGATTATCCGCAAAGTTGTAGCGTAGGGTATCCTCCTTGATGCCAAAATAGTTTGAGATCTCGTTATCACGACATCCTAATGCCGCTAATTTTTCAACATCTTCTGGGGGAATGACTTTCTTGTCTCTACCTACAGCAATACCTTTGATGGTTGCTTCTACTATCTTCTTAGGTTTAGGACCTGTTTTGTTTTTGCCAATGTTTGTATCTACGGACATTGTATCCTCGCCTCCTTTGGAGTTATTGTGTGCTAATATTTACCAGTTTTACCATTTTTACAGTCACTTTAGGGCAGTTTTGCACAGGCACCTGGTTTCTATTAGATTTCTTCAACCACTGTAATTGTGTCGCCTTGTTTGCGAATGATTCTGTTTGAATCCCATTGACTTAGATTGTCATAATGGATACGAGCATACTCAAGATTGTCATATGTAGCAGTTTCTACAATCTTGCCTGTGTTAGTGTTCTGCGATATTACTGTATATGTTGTTAACATTGTGTTCTCCTAATTGTTATATTACTAATATACAGTCTAATAGTGTGATTGTCAATGATTTTGGACAAATATTTTGGACAAATAACCAATTAATCTCCGTACAGTTCTAAACTGTGTATATCGCACCATACTTTGAATGCTTTTGTTGGATTTTTCACTGCATATTCGCCTTCTTCTGGATTCCACCATGCTTCGCATTCATTGTCAAGTATGAACTCTGCTATTTCATACTCGTCTTGGTTGAGTGTTAACCAATGCGTTGCTTCACGTATCGTGCTGTGCTTGCCTTTTTGATTGTCCATCCGTCT